ATAGAAATACCAACTGGTATACACTTTCAAAATCAAACTGGGGATTTTCAAAATGATTTTAGATTCATGTTTATCAAACTAGTTAATGCTAAAATGAAATTCTGTGACTTCGAATGCAAGAAATGGGATGTTGAATTCACCCCTCAACAGGCCAATATCCAACGGTTTAAATACCAGGCTTCTGTGAATAGTGATGATAAACTATTTACAGTATCAACAACTGGTGATTCATTAGTATTTACATTTGGTGATGAGGCTGCAACACATGCCGGTAGTTGTGTTTTTCATTCCGGCATCTCTGGGTCTATACGAAATAACTGGACATGGCAGAAAGGATTAATTCTCAGTGTATTGAATTTAGATGGTGATAAAACTATTAAAATTTCAGACCAAGGCGCATTTCAAATCAATATAGATAGCGGAATAGCAGAATACCAATATATATTCCCAGGACAATAAGGATATTTTCATGAGTAATATAATTAAAGAAGAAATAGATTTAGAAAGATTTGTTGAATTATTTGATACTGCGATGAATTCTGAAAATCCAGCAGTTCAAAAATGTTTCAATAATTTAATGCTAGTAGTCGCATTGGTACATGCTGAAGATAAAACTCCATCTATTGGACCATTGCGTAAATTAGTAACTGAAGTGCGGGAATTGCAACAACGAGTATACAGAATTGAATCAGAAACCCACGCGAAAAGAAATCCGTATATTCACGATCACACGTGGACAACTACTGGACACGGTTATGTTCCACCATTTTCTGGTGCATCAAGTACGTATACATTTAAATAATTTTACCCGCTACATATGTAGCATTTAACCACAAAAGAAAGGACGCTATTATGGCAAAAAACTACAAAACATTTTCATACTTTGAATCCCGCCCAGATGTTGTAAAAATCTTTGAAGATTTAGAAGCATTTCATGATTTCTGCAGATTCGAACTCCGTAAATTTGATCCATCAGAATTATATCGTAAAGATTCAAAATCATATGGTGCTTATATGGCGAGTAAACGTCCAAAGAAACCATATCAAGGTAATAAACCTTGGGATAAAACAAAATCTAAATTTGTTAAAAAGTAGTTAATTACAGTGGGGAGAAATCCCCACTTTTTTCAAGGAAAATAAATGACAATGGTTAGTCCAGGATACTCAACAAATTTAGGCAATCCAGCTGCGTTCACTTGGGTATCTGCAGGTGGTACTATTTCAAGTGCTAGTTTAAAACCATCAACAACATTTAAAGATAATAATGGTAATTCAGTATTGGAGATTGAAGAATCAGTGAAAGTAACCGGTAAATTAGTAATAAATGGTGAAGACATATGTGAAAGATTAGCAAGAATTGAAGACATGTTGCATATACCACGAAGAGATGTTATAATGGAACAGAAATACGAAAAGCTTAAAACACTTTGGCAAGAATATAACGAAACATTAGAAGCGATTAAAACTTGGGAAACCATAAAGGAATCATCATGAAAACACATAACATTACATTCTCATCAGAATTCCTTTCACAATTTTCTGGATCATCAGAAGATTTAGAAGATATACAATTAAAGCTGGCACATATGTTGCCTGATTTGGATAATGCAGCCTCATCTATAACTTACAACAGTACCGGTTATGATAAAGTGCTAGAAATAAAATTATAAAAAATCATGAAATTTGATTACGTAGACATAGGGACATGTGACTTCTACACAAGCGCAGATGATTTAGAAATTAATCCATCTGCAAAAGTGTTGTTGGTCGAACCATTAAAATTTTATCTTGATAATATTCCATCACATGATAATATTATCAAAGCAAATTTTGCAATAGGTGATCAGTTAGATCGGGTAAGTGTTTATTATCTTGATCAAGCATCTATAACAAAATTCTGTCTTCCACAATGGTTGCGCGGATGCAGTAGCATAGGTAGACCGCATTGGTTGGCATTAGATCAATTGTCTAAAACTGGATTAAGTATAGAACTGGTCAAAAACTACCAAATTGATATGATCACATTTTCAGATTTATGTGATCGTTATGATATCACTGGTATTGAAAGACTTAAAATTGATACTGAAGGGCATGATCACCATATATTACCAGGGGTATATGAAAAGGTGGTAGCAGGGCTTTCAATTGACACCATTATTTTTGAATATCAAGCATATATGGGCAATACTGGTATATTAGATGATTTAACTATTGAATTTGAAAAGATTGGGTACACTAAATCATGGTTAACTAACATTGATGTTAAGTTAGATAAAATAAAGGATATAAAATGATTAAGAAATTTTTTAAAGATATTACTGGCATCACTGCCAGGGAAGAAGCAAAAATCGAGAAAGCTCGTTTAGAATCAGCGCGAAAAAAACAAGAACGTGCTGAACGTAAACGTCAACGGCAAGAGAAAATCAACACATCGCTGTCTGAAAAAGAAATTGCTGATAAAAAACAAGAACCATGGGTAGATGTAATTGGATTTAAAGTCAATCAGGAAAATATCAGAAATGGTTTTTATGAACTTGATTGGAATGATTATTTTATTCTTCAATTAAAACAAGAAGGATATGGATTTGATGGTGATCCAGATGAAGAAATTGTAGCTAGATGGTTCAGGGAGATTTGCCTTAATGCTGCAGCCGATGTTGGTGTAGATATGACTGATCGGTCATCTGGATATATCAATGTAACAAAGCTGGCCGATGGTAAAGCTGAAGTAAAATAATTAACACACCGAAATAAGGATATTTCATGACTTATATTATAGTCGATTTGTCTAACACGTTTTATCGTGCTAGACATGCAATTAGTGGCTCTTCAGACATAAAACTCGGAATGGCGTTTCACATAACATTTCATAGTATCAAAAAAGCATGGCAGGATTTTGATGGTAAACATGTAGTCGTATGTCTTGAAGGGCGTAGTTGGCGAAAGGATTATTATGAACCATATAAACGAAATCGGGCAGATAATCGTGCCGCAATGACACCAAAAGAAAAAGATGAAGAAGAATTATTCTGGGAATCTTTTAATGAATTAAAAGCATTCATTACTGAAAAAACAAACTGCACTGTACTACATCATCCACAATTAGAGGCGGATGATTTAATTGCTGGGTTCATTCAAAATCACCCAGAATCAAAACATGTTATTATAAGCACTGATAGTGATTTTCAACAGTTAATTGGACCAAATGTTAGTCAATACAATGGGGTTGCAGATCATCACATTACACATGAAGGATACTTCGATGCAAAAGGTAAACCCGTATTAGATAAAAAAACTGGCGAACCTAAAAAACCGTTGGATCCAGAATGGATGCTGTTTGAAAAATGTATGAGAGGAGATACCAGCGATAATGTATTTTCAGCATACCCAGGTGTTAGAACTAAAGGTACTAAAAATAAAGTTGGGTTGACCGAAGCATTTGCTGATCGTACTAATAAAGGATATGCATTTAACAATTTAATGTTACAACGATGGACTGATCATAACGGTGTTGAACACCGGGTATTAGATGATTATGAACGCAATCGTCAATTAATAGACTTATCAGCACAACCAGAACATATCCGTACAATAATAACTGAAACAATCAATGAAAATTCAAAACCAAAAGAAATAACCCAGGTGGGTATCAGATTACTAAAATTTTGTCAATCGTTTGATATGAAACGAATGATGGACAACATTCAGCAATTTGCTGAACCTTTTCAAGCCAGATATACAGGAAATTAATATGAACAAAGATAGAGACCCAACAATTGAAGAGCAAGAAGAATTGTTACAAATTATCAAATTCACACCAAGACAATACAAAATTGAAATCGTGGGTCGTGGTGGTGAAATTGTTATTGGTAAAGTAGATCGTGCAGCATATGACTATCTTGAAGATAATGGTATCGATATCAGTGATTTCATTGATGATGAAGATAACGATTTAGAAGTCCCAGAAAAATTTCGATTCATTCAAGACGGTTGCTGGTTTGAACTAGACGATATAGCACATGAAAATGGTGCATCGATGGATGACTTAAGTGATATCATCGTGTATGATGAAAAAGATAATGAAGTTTGGAGACATTCATTAGATCAAAGTTCATTAGAAGATGACGAGATTGGTGTGGAAGAAATTGAAGAATGTTATGTTTCTGAAAAACTATCAAATGGTGAAGTTGCATTTATTGGTCAATCATTGGAAAAAGGTTTATTTTTTGGTGGTGAATTTACACTACGGGATGAATTTGATCCTACCAAGATAAAG